ATTTAGAGTGTATCAAAGGAGATAAAAATGGCATTTCAATTAAGTCCGGGTGTTAATGTTACAGAAAAAGACGTAACACTCATTGTACCAGCAGTAGCAACCACCCCAGGTGCTATTGTTGCACCATTTCAATGGGGGCCTGCTGACGAGCCAACATTAGTAACATCAGAAGCAGATTTGGCAAAAAGATTTAGCGGTCCTCTCAGTTCTACAGCAGGAACAACTATTGATTATGCTCCATTTTGGTTTACTGCAGCAAATTTCCTTTCATATGGAAACAACTTAACAGTAATACGATCTTTGGCCGAAAATCAATATTTCACCGCTGTAAACAGTTCTGCGGTCGATAGTGATGGAATGGGAATTCCTGTGACTGAAAACGTCGATGGTACATGGGGAGGTATATTCAATGATAAATCATATGATGAATATACAAAAGTAGAAGGACAAACATTCTGTGCCAAGTATACAGGAAAATTAGGAAATAGCCTTAAGGTTGTAATAATCGACAACGATTATGCTCCTACAGACGGGACGTATTTAGACGAATTTGATGATGTACCTGATACTTCTCTTTATATCAGAGACAAGACAGGAAAAACTTTGGGAATAAAAGATGAAATTCACGTTCTAATCATTGATAGATTAGGAGATTTCAGTGGAACAGTTGGTACTGTACTTGAAAAATTCCTATATGTATCAAAAGCACCCGATGCCAGAACTGCAGGTGGTGTAAATAATTATTATGTTAATGTAATTAATAATAATTCAGATTATGTTCGTTGGTTAGATCACCCAACTACATCAAATGGGTCATTTGAATGGGGAGATTCTGCACAAAACATTACCGGAACTGACACATACCAAACTTTAACTGGTGGAATTGTAGAGTATAATTTAGAAGGTGGTGCATTAGGATTAGGACTATCTGATGATGCAGAATTGGAACAATACTATACAAAGCATTTTAGTGATTCAGAAACCAGTGATGTTTCTCTTTTAATTGCTGGTCCTGTTTCTGCAACAACTGCAAGAGATATTGTTGAAATTGCAGAAGCTCGTAAAGATTGCATCGCTTTCATTTCACCAAAGCCAGCATCAGCATCTGTTTCTTCTATGGATTTAGAAGATGTTAAAGCATACAAATCATCTTTAAATTATTCTTCTTCTTACGGAGTAATGGATTCAGGTTATAAACTTCAATACGACAGGTATAATGACGTATTCAGATATGTTCCTTTGTGTGCTGATATTGCAGGATGTTGTGTGACTACAGATTTAAATCGTGATCCCTGGTTCTCACCAGCAGGATTCGATAGAGGTCGTATTCAAAATGTTGTTAGACTTGCATTCAATCCAAATAAAACAGAAAGAGACGAACTGTACCGAAGAGGAATTAATCCGGTTGTTTCCTTTGAAGGACAAGGAACTGTTTTATACGGAGATAAAACACTACTTGATAGACCAAGTGCGTTTGACAGAATCAATGTAAGAAGACTCTTCATTATTTTAGAAAAAGCAATTGCAACTGCTTCTAAATTCCTACTCTTTGAGTTTAATGATGAGTTTACTCGAGCACAATTTAGAAATCTTGTCGAACCATATCTCCGTGATGTTCAAGGACGTAGAGGTATCACAGATTTCCGTGTTGTTTGTGACGAAACAAACAATACACCACAAGTAATTGATTCAAATAGTTTTGTTGGTGATATATACATAAAACCAGCAAGATCAATTAACTTTATCCAACTTAACTTTATTGCAACACCAACGGGTGTGTCATTCGAAGAGGTTCAGGGAGCATAATCCTAAGTAAAAGGAAAAACTAATGGCTAGAAATATATCAGATTTTATCTCACGTTTTGATGGTGGTGCAAAACCAAATCTTTATAGAGTGAGTATTTATCCTGGGGGTGTACCTGGAGTCAATGCTTCATTGATGAATTCTCAAAATGGTCCTGCTCTTATATTCATGGCAAAGGGTTCTCAATTACCAGAATCTACAGTTGGTGAGATTTTAGTTCCATATCTTGGTCGTCAAATCAAAGTACCTGGAGACAGAATATACGCAGACTGGACTGTTACTGTGATGAATACTGAAGGATTCGAATTAAGAAAAGAATTTGAAAGGTGGAATGCTGCTATAAACGGCCACGAATCAAATGTTTCAGATGGCAATTCTTATGATTGGACTTTTTCATCAGGCGCAATATGTGAGCAACTAAAAAGAGATGGAAGTGTTTCTCACTCTTATCAAATAAATGGTATTTTTCCAAGAGAAGTATCATCTATAGATGTGGCATATGATCAAAACGATGTTGTTTCCGAGTTTACTGTTACATTTGCATACACCTATCACGTTCCTCAAATTTAATAAAAGGTAATTTATATTATGGCATTCGAATTGTTTGGATTTTCTTTCGGAAGAAAGAAAGTAGAAGAACCCATAACTCCGTTTCCACCAGACCAAGATGATGGATCAACCATTATTGAAGCCGGTGGTTTGCAGGGTGTCTACATTGATTTAGATGGTACTGTAAGAAACGATATCGACTTAATAAGAAAATATCGTGAGATGGCTTTACATGCAGAAGTCGAAATGGCTATTGATGATATTGTCAATGAAGCCATAACAGAAGATGGTAGTGGTAAATTTGTCGATATAAATCTTGATTTAACAAAATTATCATCTCAAGTGCGTCGTAAAATAAC